GGGCAAGCGCTGCGCTTTGCCTGCTTCGGACGCATTGGTGTTAACCACGTACGAAGACCATCGGGAGGCTATGAATCTGGATGATCCAATTGACGCCGAGACATTTCAACTCGTAATGAAGGAGTTAGAACCTATTCTAAAGCGGATTCAGAATCGCCTGGTTGGTTTGTACGATACCAACCGTTACCTAGAAACAGATGAGGAAGACTCATGGTTTGTAGGTGATAGGGAAGTTCGACATGTCGCGTCCACACGCGCGTGCTTCGAAGCCTCCAGGGACAAGGGTGGACAGCTGGGCTACATTGCCAGTCTCTGCCCCCGAGTTCAATCAATGAACCCGTCCAACCCGGTTTCCGACCGGGTGCTGCCAGATCTTAAACGTATGCGTTATTATCCGGTGGCAGTCGTTCGAGGTGTTGTTCGATACAACGTCCTGATCGAGGAGTATGATTATCCTGATGGCGAAATCGCCTGGAGGGATACCATACAGAAGGAATCAGTTAAGTTTACGGGTGGAATCCGTTGTAAAGCGACTATCCAAGCCGTACTTGAACCTCTTAAAGTCCGCGTCATTTCGAAGGGAAACGCGGTACCCTATTACATAAGCAAGCCGTTACAGCAAGCTATGCATGGGATCATGAGGGAAATGAACTGTTTCCGACTCATCGGGAGACCCCTGTGTCCAACCGATCTGAACGATTTGGAAGCCAATCGTTGTATACTCGGATCCGGCCGTTATGAGTGGTTCTCAATAGACTACTCGGCCGCCACTGACAAACTTAGTGCATCTTTGTCAGCTGCAATCCTGTCTCGTATAATTAAGGGACAGGACCCGCTTCTCCAGGAAGTGTGGCGCTCGGTACTTGCGCCACATACCTGTCGGTACCCTTTTCCATTCAGTGAGGTTGTGAAACCCGTTGAACAGAGGAATGGTCAGCTTATGGGATCGATCCTATCTTTCCCAATTTTATGTCTAGCAAATCTTGGATTATATCTCGCAAACATTGCAGAAGATACAAGACCTTTGAAAGACAAGCTGAACGGTGTGCTTGTGAATGGAGATGACATGCTTTATGTTGCGAAGCAGTCAATGTGGAAACCACACGTTGAACTAGGCAACCGCGTGGGCTTGACAATGTCGCCCGGCAAAGCGTATCATCATCAGACATATGCAAACGCGAATTCCGCCTGCTATCACCTCGACTTGTACAATCGTCGAGCGACCCCTTACAGTATCCCATTTTTGAATGTTGGACTGTATTTTGGCCAAGGAAAGGTCCTTGGGGGGGATGACGTTTCTAGTGAACGTTCTCTTACCTCAGTGATCGACCGTCTTGTCCAAGGGTCGCGTCCTGGTAAACAGGCAGATATTTTCCGTGCATACTTGTCACGTCACAAGCATGGGATTAGACGTGAGTGTTCCGATGGTCGGAACACACGGAACCTGTTCATCCCCATAGAGATGGGGGGAATGGGCGTCTCGCTAATTGATGGAATTGATCCTCAAATTACATCAATCCAACAGCGAGAGGCGTATTACCATTACCAGATGTCACCACATAACTGGTTAGGTAGGGGATGCGCCCCGGGACCTCCTGTAAAGGAGGTTGACGTCAGTCTCAAAGCACCGTGGATAGCCGTATCCGCGGAGAAACGGAGTCGTTCGTACATGCGACGTGGTTTAGGCCTGAACGATATGCTCTCACGAGCGAATTGTCTTCAGGGTTTCACTACTTGTCTCGCCAAGAGATCGGAGTGGGAGAACCGCGTTGGAGTCCCTACTTGGAATAATCAAGAGAATTTTAGTATCTTTGAAAAACGTCAAGTTAGAGACCGAATGTACGAGCATGCAGACTTAGTGGATTCAGAGCTTGAACTACTTCGTGTTGCAGCCATTGATTTGGCTGCCACATTGGAGTGGCTTTCAGGCTTTGAATGATGTCCTTAGGGCCGCCTGCCGAGGCGTTAAACCGGTTGCCACCCAGGCATGCTATGGGGGGTGGATCTGACAACAGGTCTTCCACGTGGATAAAGCCATTTTCCTATCATAAATAGGTCCGTAAGTAACGAGGACCGTCAAGATAAGAGTGAGCAACGTGGGAGAAGGTAGCAAGAGACGTTGGATCCGTCCAGAAAGTGGGGTCAACACTATAACTGACCATGGGGTTCCTTCCCTAACCGTCCAAAACGGTTGTATCACATCCAGTGATACGTAAAGTGCCGTGCTAAGATTGTGGTAACTGTTCTTACAGTTGTCTCGATCGGAATTTGCCGAGAGACTGCACGGATGGGGGATTCTATTTATAGAATCCCAGGAAGGGATGAACAGTCCTGCCCCTGCATGGTAGGATCCCATATGATGCAGAGAAATCAGCCCAAAAACCGCAAAGCCCAGAGGGGGGCTAAGGCAAAGAATACACCTAAACCTACTGAGCGTAACCAGACACTGGTACGTGCTCCAGCGGCTCAGAACCGCAGCATGCGGTCTCGACCCAGTCGGGACGTCGTGCATTCCGAAAAAGAACGCGTAGCAACGATTCTTGGATCCGTTGCGTTTGCTAGTGTTGCAAACTTCGCCATTAACCCGGGACTCTCTGAGAGTTTCCCATGGTTATCTGGTGTGGCCCAACACTATGAGCGCTATCGTATTGATCATTTGACGGTACGATATAAGAATCTTAAGGGGACAGACTCTGACGGTAACGTCATCATGTCCTTTGACTACGATACACTCGACGCCGGTCCTTCAACGGCTGTTGAGCAGACTCAATCCACTGTATTCGTGGATGGAGCTCCGTGGCGAATCTTCGAGATGAAGATCCCTTCTGATGGTACAAAGAAGTACATCAGGTCCGGTCCTATTGCCGGTGCAGACCTCAAAACCTACGACTTTGGTCGTGTTTGGGTTTCTGCAGAGGGTTGCGCGGATGATTCTGCTCACGGGTACTTGGAACTTGAGTACCGTGTATCTCTTTTCGAGAAGCAAACCAGTGCCATTGGCAACTCCTTCTCCAATCGGTGTTGGAGTTCCTGGAACCTTAGTTCCGATACAGCTGTCCTTTCAGCTAGTGCTACACTAGATATCAGTGAGCAGGTGATTGTCGCCTCTTCTGATACTCCAACAAACACCAGTGGAGTCGTTACATTAACCTCTGCTGGGTACTATGAGGTCACCCTCGAGTACAGTTACCTATTAGGTTCCTCATCAGGGACTAATACTAGCACTATTGAGATACGAGTAGACGGAG